GGGTTCTGCAGAAACAGTTAACTTAGCTACAATATCGAGTGATGCTAGATATGGAATACTATCAAAAAGTGGAGCTGATGCTAAAAAAATGTTTACCGACAAAGTGGTACCAATATCTATCAACTATCCGTTCTTTTTCAAGCCGATTCAAGACGGTATGGATAGACCTAAAAGTGAGCTTGCTTATCGTGTTCCTGCAAGTAAGTTTACGCGTAGAAAAATTACGGCGAACGAAGCGCAGGAAGAGCTGGTTGGACTTGACACTACTATTGATTGGAAAAACACAGGTGATAACAGCTACGATGGTGAAAAGCTTAACTTGTTAGTACACGATGAAAGCGGTAAGTGGGAAAGGCCTGATAATATTCTAAACAACTGGCGAGTAACTAAAACTTGTTTAAGGCTAGGTGCTCGTGTAGTTGGTAAATGTATGATGGGATCTACGAGTAACTCGTTAGACAAAGGTGGTAATAACTTTAAAAAGTTATACCAAGATAGTGATGTAACAAAAAGAAATAGAAATGGTCAAACCCGCTCTGGTTTATATTCTTTGTTTATCCCAATGGAATGGAACTATGAAGGATTTATTGATGAGTTTGGAAGACCAGTGTTTGATTCTCCAACACAAGACGTTAATGGACCTCACGGTGAACTAATAGATATAGGCGTTATATCGCATTGGGAAAACGAAGCGGAAGGATTAAAAGGAGATCAAGATGCTTTAAACGAATTTTATCGACAGTTTCCAAGAACTGAAGAGCATGCGTTTAGAGATGAAACAAAAAACAGCTTGTTTAATCTTGCTAAGATATACGAGCAAATAGATTATAATGAAGGAATAAGAAACTCTTCAGTAATAACTACTGGAAGTTTTCAATGGCAAAACGGCGTTAAAGATACTAAAGTAATATTTACACCAGATCCTAACGGCAGGTTTAAAGTAAGTTGGGTTCCATCATATAATCTACAAAATAGAGTGATAATAAAAAATGGAACTAAATATCCAGGCAATGAACACGTTGGTGCTTTTGGCTGTGATAGTTATGATATTAGCGGTACAGTAGATGGTAAAGGATCTAATGGCTCGCTTCATGGATTAACAAAGTTTTCAATGGAAGAAGCTCCTGCTAGTGAGTTTTTTCTTGAATATATCGCTAGACCACAAACCGCTGAAATATTTTTTGAAGATGTACTAATGGCTTGTATATTTTATGGCATGCCAATACTTGCAGAAAATAATAAACCAAGATTACTATATTATTTTAAACGCAGAGGCTATAGAGGTTTTAGCATGAATAGACCAGATAAAACTTGGAACAATCTTTCTAAAGCTGAAAAAGAAATAGGTGGTATACCTAACTCTAGTGAAGATATAAAACAAGCACATGCCGCTGCAATTGAAATGTACATTAACGATCATGTAGGTAATCTTGAAAATGGAGAGTACGGTAATATGTACTTTAATGAAACCTTGCTTGACTGGAGTAAATTTGATATTAACAAAAGAACAAAGCACGATGCCTCGATAAGTAGCGGGTTAGCTATAATGGCTTGCAACAGACATTTATACTATCCTGTTCCAGAAAGACCAAAGCCAAAACTAAATATAAACATTGCTAGATATTCTAACAAAGGTAGTACCTCAAGAATAATAAAAGATTAATATGGCATACAGAGACATTAAAAATTTTCCAAGTCAAGTAGTACCTGACGCAGAAAAAATAAGCTATGAGTACGGATTAAAAATAGCTAAAGCTATAGAGTCAGAATGGTTTGACGATACACAAGCAACAGGTCATACAGGTTACTCAAGATATAATGGTAATCAAAGAGAGTTTCATAGATTAAGGTTATACGCTAGAGGAGAACAATCAATACAAAAATACAAAGATGAGTTATCTATTAATGGTGATTTATCTTATTTAAACTTAGACTGGAAGCCAGTTCCTATTATTCCAAAGTTTGTAGACATAGTCGTCAATGGTATGTCTGAGAGAAACTACGATATAAAAGCTTTTTCACAAGATCCTTTTGGCATAAAGAAAAGAACTGAGTACATGGAAAGTGTACTTAGAGACATGAGAACAAAAGAATTTAAAGAAGCCGCTAAACAAGATCTTAATATAAACTTGTTTAACAACGATCCTCAAAAACTACCTGAGTCTGAAGAAGAGCTAGAGCTGCACATGCAGCTTACTTACAAGCAAGCAACAGAACTAGCAGAAGAGCAAGCTATAAACGTGTTAATGAATGGTAATAACTATGATTTAATAAGAAAAAGATTATACTATGATTTAACAGTATTAGGTATGGCATGCGTTAAAACATGCTTCAATACTTCTGAAGGTGTTACTGTAGACTATGTAGATCCAGCAAATATTGTTTATTCATATACTGAGTCACCATACTTTGATGATTTGTATTATATAGGTGAAGTAAAAAGAATACCTATTAACGAGTTAGTAAAACAATTTCCATTTTTAGAGCACGAAGACTTAGAAGAAATAAGAAAGAAAAACTATAGCAATTCTGTAGGTACTTACGATAACTATAGGAAAAAAGATTACGATCAAAACAAAATAGACGTATTATATTTTAACTACAAAACTTATATGAACGAAGTTTACAAGTTAAAAGAAACAAATACAGGAGCTGATAAGGCTATAGAAAAAGATGATACGTTTGATCCACCTGCAGATTTACAAGGCGAATATTTTAGCATGAGACGATCTGTAGAGTGTTTATACGAAGGCGCTTTAATACTAGGTACTGATAAGCTTTTAAAGTGGCAGATGTCTAAAAATATGATGCGACCTAAAAGCGATTTTACTAAAGTTAAAATGAATTATTCTTTAGTTGCACCTAGATTATACAATGGTAAAGTAGAAAGTTTAGTAAGTCGTATAACTGGTTTTGCAGATATGATACAGCTAACACATTTAAAAATACAACAAGTGTTAGCACGTATAGTACCTGACGGTGTTTATTTAGACGCAGATGGTTTAGCTGAAATAGATTTAGGTAATGGTACAAACTATAATCCGCAAGAAGCTTTAAACATGTTCTTTCAAACGGGTAGTGTTATTGGTAGATCATATACTGTAGATGGTGATCCTAATCCAGGTAAAGTGCCTATACAAGAAATAACTAGTGGTAGTGGTGGTAGCAAAATGCAAGCTTTAATAGGTAATTACAATTACTACTTGCAAATGATACGTGATGTAACCGGGCTTAATGAAGCTAGAGATGGTAGTACGCCTGATAGAAACTCTTTAGTAGGTGTTCAAAAGCTAGCAGCCGCAAATAGTAATACAGCTACTAGACATATACTTCAAGCTGGTTTATTTTTAACGGCTGAAACTGCAGAAAAATTATCACTTAGAATATCAGATATATTAGAATATTCGCCAACTAGAGAGGCGTTTATACAAAGTATAGGTGTACATAATGTAGCTACGTTAGAAGAGTTATCAGAGTTGCACTTATACGACTTTGGTATATTTATAGAGCTAGCTCCAGATGAAGAAGAAAAGCAAATGCTTGAAAACAATATACAGCAAGCACTAGCTCAAAAGATAATAGCTCTGTCTGACGCTATAGATATTAGAGGTACTAAAAACATAAAGCTAGCTAATCAATTATTAAAAATAAAAGAGAAAAAGAAAAAACAATTAGAACAGCAAGCGCAACAACAAAACATACAAGCGCAAGCTCAGGCTAACGCTAAGTCTCAGCAAGTAGCGGCTCAAGCAGAAGTTCAAAAGCAACAGTCATTAATAGACATGCAGATAAAATTAGAGCAAGCTAAAGCAGAGTTTAAAGCTAAACAGCTAGAACAAGAAGTTGCAGCTAAAGAAAGATTAATGGAAAAAGAGTTTCAAATTAATCAACAGCTTCAAGGCATGAAACTAAAAGCAGATGCCGAAGGTACTATGTTCAAAGAAGGTCGTAAAGACGCAAGAGAAGATAAAAAATTCGAGTCGTCAGGTAATGATATAGTAAGTGGACGAGTGAATATGGAAGGCTTCGAGCCTAGATAATAATTTATATTTTATATTATGGAAGAAAACAAAGAAAACATTGTTGAAGAAGTTCAGCAAGAACAAACAGTTGAAGAGACAAAAGATCAAGATACTGTTAAAGTAAAAATGAAAAGCTTTGATACGTCTACTCAAGATGTTTACAAAGTTGATTTAAGTAAAACTAACGAAGATGCCAATACGGAGCAAAGCACAGATGAGGTTCCTGTTCGCGACGAATCCGAAACTAGCGAAGAAGTTCGTGATGAAAACGTCGAAGAACCAATTGAAGAGGTTACCGAACAAAGTGAAGAAGAAAAAAAGTTAGTTGAAGAAGTAAAAGAAGAACCTAAAGTAGAGGTTACTAAAAACGAAAAAGGTAATATAGAAATAAAAATACCTGACAGCGTAGAAAAATTAGTAAGCTTTATGGAAGAAACTGGTGGGACGTTAGAAGACTACGTGTCTTTAAATAAAGATTATTCAGAGATGGATAATCAAGACGCGCTCTACGAGTACTATAAAAAAACAAAGCCGCATTTAACGGCTGAAGAAATAAACTTCTTAATGGAAGATCAGTTTAGTTATGACGAAGAAACTGATGACGAACGAGACATTAGAAGAAAAAAGCTAGCGTTAAAAGAGCAAGTTGCAAACGCTAAGTCCTTTTTAGACGGGCAAAAGTCTAAGTATTATGAGGAAGTTAAGTCTAGTGCTAAGCTTACTCAAGAACAACAACAAGCTGTTGAGTTTTTCAATAGCTATAAACAACAAGCTGAAACGACTCAGCAGGCTAAAAAAGTTTTTGACGAAAAAACTAATAACGTATTTAACCAAGACTTCAAAGGTTTTGATTTCAATGTAGGTGAAAAAACGTTTAGGTACAAAGTCAATAACGCAGATGAGATTAAAAATAACCAAAGTGATATTACTAACTTTGTCAAGAAGTTTTTGAATGAAGATGGTACTATGAAAGACGCTGCAGGTTATCACAAATCTTTATTTACAGCCAGTAATGCTGATGCTATAGCTAGACATTTTTACGAGCAAGGTCGTGCTGATGCTTTAAAAAACTCTTTTGAGAAAAGCAAAAACATAGACATGCAGCCTAGACAATCTCACCAAGAGGTTGAAGTCGAAGGTACAAAGTACAAAGTGTTAAGTGGCGATAGCTCGTCTAAGCTTAAATTTAAAATAAAAAATTAATTAACGCTTAAAACTTAAAATTATGTCAATTGTAAATGGTGGTTTGTTAAATAGCGTACCTGCTCCACAACAGCAGACGTTATCTACAAACTATATTGATTTCACAAGTTCAACCACGCAAGGTTGGGCACAACAATACCTGCCAGACTTGATGGAAGCTGAAGCTGAGGTTTTTGGACCTCGTACAATTTCAGGTTTCTTATCTCAAGTTAGCGCAGAAGAGCCTATGACTTCTGATCAGGTTATCTGGTCTGAGCAAGGTCGTTTACACCTTTCTTACAAAGGTACTATCGCTAGTTTAACTGGTGGTACTCTGCTAGGTGGTCGATTAACTATTCAAGGTGATATTGATGGCACTGAAACTAACGCTTCAGGTCCAGCCTTCGTAGCTAACAACCACGGTATTAGAGTAGGTGATACACTTATTATTGCTAGCTCTGAAGCTGTTTGTAAAGCTAGAGTTGAAGCTGTAAGTACTGCTACTGTCGATGTAACTCCTTACGGTTTTCAAGATTTATCAACTGCTGGCTTTGCTGCTACTGGCGGAACTAAAGATGTTACTATCTTAGTTTACGGTTCTGAGTTCAAAAAAGGTGATGACTACCAAGGAACTGCTCAAAGAACTGCTAACGAGCCTGACTTTAAAACTTTCACTAACAAGCCTATCATATTGAAAGACTACTACGAGATCTCTGGATCTGACGCTTCTCAAGTTGGTTGGGTTGAAGTTTCTGGTGAAGAAGGACAAAGCGGTTACTTATGGTACTTAAAAGCTGAAGGAGACACAAGAGCTCGTTTTGCTGATTACCTAGAGATCGCTATGATGGAAGCTGAGCTTGGTGTACCTGCTACTGACTTTGTAGATAACGCTTTAGGATTAACTGGAGCTAACACAGCTGTCGCTGCTACTGGTACTGAAGGTTTATTTGCTGCTATTGAAAGCAGAGGTAATGTTACTACTGGTGTAACTGGTATTAACCCTTCAACTGATTTCGACGAGTTCGATTTAATCTTAGCTGAGTTTGACAAGCAAGGTGCTATCGAAGAGAACATGCTATTTGTTAATAGAAGTGTATCTTTAGCTATCGATGATATGTTAGCTTCTGTAAACAGATCTAGCAACACTGGTAGTTCTTACGGCGTGTTTAATAACTCTGAGTCTATGGCTTTAAACTTAGGATTTGAAGGATTCCGTAGAGGATCTTACGACTTCTATAAGTCTGACTTCCGTTATCTAAACGATAAAGCTACTCGTGGATCTATCAACGATGCTAACGCAGCTGAAGCAATCAGAGGTGTTATTATCCCTGCTGGTGTATCTACAGTTTACGATCAAACTTTAGGTAGAAACTTAAAGCGTCCGTTCTTACACGTACGTTATAGAGCTTCTCAAATGGAAGATCGTAGAATGAAGACATTCGTTACAGGATCTGTTGGTGGAAACATCACTAGCTCTTTAGATGCTATGCAAATTCACTTCTTATCTGAAAGATGTTTGATCACTCAAGGTGCTAACAACTTTATGTTAATGAAGTAATTCATATTGGTCGGGGCTTCGGCCCCGATCTTTTTTTTAATTTATATTATATTATATTATGGCAAAGAAAAAAACTGCAGCAAAAGCTGCGCCTGAGGTTGAAGTAGCACAGCCAGAAATTAAAGCTACAAACGAAATGGTTGAGGTTGTTATTGAAAAGCCAAAGCCAAAAAAACCTGAGTGGGAAATAAAAGATAGAGTGTATTATTTAAAAGGTAGAAAAAAACCTTTAACATACGCTATGAGATCTTCTGGCATATACTACTTTGATGAAAAACTAGGATATGAAAGAGAACTTAAGTACACTTCAAATCAAAAAACTCCTTTTGTAGATGAAATGAAAGGTGATCAAAGGCTAGAGCATATTGTTTTTGAAAATGGAGCTTTGTTTGTTCCAAGAAATAAAACAGTGTTGCAAAAGCTTTTATCATTATATCACCCACACAGAGATCAACTGTTCTATGAATACAAACCTGTTGAAGAAGCTGTTGATGAAATAGCATATCTTGAAATGGAAGTTGAAGCATTAGACTTAGCAAGATCTATTGATATTGATATGGCTGAAGCTATAATGCGTGTAGAGTTAGGCTCTAGAGTTAGTAAGATGAGTTCTAAGGAACTTAAAAGAGATTTACTACTATATGCTCGAAGAAATCCTGCTTTGTTCTTAGAATTAGTTAATGATGATAATGTTCAGCTTAGAAACTTTGCTATTAAGTCTGTTGAGTCAGAACTTATAAGTTTATCTAACGATCAAAGAACTTTTAATTGGACTAGCACTGGTAGAAAATTAATGACAGTTCCTTTTGATGAACACCCTTACTCAGCTTTAGCCTCTTGGTTTAAAACTGACGAAGGTATGGAGGTATACAAAAACGTTGAAAAGCGTTTAAATATGTAATTACCTTATAGAAGAGTAGCCGCTCTTCGGGGTGGTTACTCAACTATAAAAAATTTATTATGCCAATAAATGTAGACACAGTATATCAAAGAGTATTGGCTATAGCTAACAAAGAGCAAAGAGGTTATATTACGCCTCAAGAATTTAACTTGTTTGCTAATCAAGCTCAACTATATATATTTGAAGAATATTTTCACGATTTAAACCAGTATCTGATGGAGTTAGGTAACGACTCTTCTTACTCAGATTCTGTAGACTACATAGAAGACAAGCTTTCCTTTTTTAGCGTATACGATGAACCTATATTTTTCTCGCCAAAAGAAGGTTACGTGCCTGGTGGTAACGCAGATTACGAAATATATAGAATAATAAACGTAAAGCTAAACGGCGTAGACTGCCAACAAAAAACATTTAAAGATCTTGACGCTATGCGAAAAGGTGTGTTTGCTGTAAAGCCGCACCCAAACAACCCTGTATACATACGTACTTCAAGAGTTTCTGATGAAGTTGCGCCACCACAAACTATAAACAATATTAAGCTTAGGTTATATACAGCTAGAAATAGTGACGGTGCTATAATGGAAGTGTTAGATCAAGCGTTTTTTCCTACTAATCCAGGCGGTGTTGTAACTATGGACTACTTTAAAAAACCTAAAAAAGTAGAGTGGGATTATATTTTAGTTAATGAAAAAGCTTTATATAATGCTAACGGCTCTGTAAACTTTGAACTGCATCCGTCTGAAGAAACAACTCTTGTATACAGAATATTAGAGTACGCTGGAATAATTATTAACAAGCCAGGTTTAGCTAGCTACGCTAAAGGCGAACTAGCAGAACAATCAAATAACGAGAAACGATAATGTCAAGAGGATTTTACGATTATAACGGCGAAGGTCAGTACTACACTGATCCACATGGTTTTGGAGACTATCAATACCAAAAGATCAGCGATCTTATAGAAACATTTATGACCGTATATGTAGGTGAAAACAAAATAATATCTAAAGCAGACAGATCTGATGTAGCTTTTTTTGCTAAAAGAGCTTTACAAGAATTAAACTACGATACGTTAAGATCTAAAAAATCTATAGAGTTTGTGGTTGATAACAGGCTTTATGTACCTATGCCGCATGACTTTGTAGGTTATACAGGCATAAGCAGAATAGATGGCAGCGGTATTAAAAGACCTTTGTACCCAGCTAGACATAGTGGTAATCCTTTAAAAACTAAAGTTAGTGAAAATCCTAGAAACCCTTGGTTTCACTCTCATACTAACGCTATGAACGGAGAGCTAACAGATTTAGACTACAACGACAATGCTGATGGAACACCAGGCGATTCAACTGCTGTAAGCAACTTTCAAAGCATGGGTAATAACGAAATAGATTTAGATTCGCTAGACTACAACGACAATTACTACGATTTTAGCACAGGTAGAAGATACGGCTTAGAGCCTGAAAACTCTCAAGTAAACGGTAGTTATTTTATGGATTACCAAAGAGGTCATATTTATTTTGGCTCAGACATAGTAGACGAAACAGTTTGTTTAGATTACGTGACAGATGGTCTTGGTAAATACGACGACGCTGTCATACACAAGTTTGCTGAAGAAGCTTTTTATAAATGTGTTTCTTACTACATTGTTTCTACTGGAGCTAACTATAATCCTGGCATAGTACAAATGATTAAAAAAGAAAAGTTTGCAGCTGTTAGAAACGCTAAGCTAAGACTTTCAAATTATAAAACAAAAGAGTTAGAACAAGTTATTAGAAATAAATCTAAAATAATTAAGAGATAATATGCCTTTATTCAACAGGAACTTTACTAAAGGCAAGATGAACAAAGATCTCGACGAGAGACTTGTACCTGCCGGAGAATATAGAGACGCTTTAAACGTAGAAGTATCTACATCTGAAGCTAGCAATGTTGGAGCTTTACAAACAGTAAGAGGTAACGTAGAGCTTACTTCTGGCGCTGTGCCTGACGGAAGCTATTGTGTTGGATCTATAATTAACAACGAAGAAAATGCTATATACTATTTAGTAGCTGGTGCAGATAGAGTTTTTCCAAACGGAGATTATACTAGAAGCGATTATATAATAAGATACAATATAGATACTTCTAGCATACAATATGTTTTTGTAGACACCTACGAAGGCTCATTAAGTATAGTTAACTCAGCTCAGGCAGGCGAAGATATTTATTACGAACTTACTAGTAGAAAAGGTTTAAAAACTAGAGACAGAGTAAGTATATACGACGCTGCTGGTAACTTTATATATAATTCTATTATCAAAGTGTACCTTAACGACTTTGACGAAAATAATCCTAATGGTGTTATAGTAGAAGGCACTGTAAACAATGCTGTTCCTCAAGGAGCTACTTTAGATTTTACTTCTGATAGACTGTTAAAATTTCAACAAGGAAGATTAATAACAGGTATAAACATAATAGACGATATGTTGTTCTTTACGGACAACGCTAACGAGCCTAAAAAAATAAATATAACTAGATCGCTTTTAGGTACTGGAGGTCCACTAGCTAGAGTTATGGGTAATGGTGAACACGCTGATTTACCTACTAGATTAGTTTCTGAAAAACCAGAAAGTAGTGTTAATGTTGAAGGCTTGCAAATATATGGCGAGCCTCATTTGTTTGCTAAAGAGCAAGACATAACAGTTATACGTAAAAATCCTAACGCTCCGCCAACTTTAAAAATGTCTGCAACAGCTGTTGAAAGACTAGACGAAGAAGGCAATGTTAATCCTACGCAGTCAACAGACACTTATACTAACGGCGCTGGATTTAATATATTTGGAGGCGATGAGACAGCTAGCACACCTATTGATACGCAAACTGTAATGGCTTTTACAACCAACACAGCTGTAGACTGGAGAGTTGGTGATATAATAATAGGTAAGATACAAGAAGATAATGAGTTTGATTTTGAAACTCAAGACGCAGATATAAGGCTTCAAATAGTAGAGCCTCAATTAGGTAGCGCTGGTCTACCACCTTATGGGCCTACTGGTAACGGCTTGCCAAATCCAGAGAATGCTTGGTACGCTACTGTGCTCTCTAGAATAGACGAGTGGCCAACTGATTTTACTATTTTGTTAAAGCTTGAGCTTGAAGATCCTTTGTTTGAGTTTAAGTTTCCAAGGTTTGCTTATAGATATAAATACATAGACGGTGAGTACTCTGCGTTTTCACCTTTTTCAGAAGTAGCTTTTTTACCTGGCGCTTTTAGGTACAATGCTAAGCAAGGCTACAACTTAGGTATGGCTAACAGAATTAGAAAGCTTACTATAGAAAATTATTTACCTAAGCAAGAAAATAGATGCGGCGATATTGTAGAAGTAGATATATTATACAAAGAAGAAGGCTCTACAACTGTTTACACTGTAGAAACTATAAAGCCTACATACGCGTCTCCTCAATGGAGTAGAGACGGTAGAGGAGCTTATGAAATTAACTCAGAACTTATACACGCTGTAGTTCCTTCTAATCAACTAATAAGACCTTACGATAATGTTCCTAGAGTAGCATTAGCACAAGAAGTTACAGCTAACAGAGTTGTATATGGTAATTACTTAAATAATTACGACATAAGACGTAATTTAGTAGAAGATCCTTTTCCAGTTAGAGCTTCACTAAATATAAACTCTAAAGATATAGAAAATGAAGAAGGCGTTTATTTTCCACAGCCTTCAGTTAAAACAATGCGCAAGTATCAGCTTGGTGTAGTTTATAGAGATGAGTACGGTAGAGAAACACCTGTGCTTACAGCAAATGATATAGGTACTTTAGATGTCCCTAAGCGTTTATGTACTAAACAAAACTATTTTCAAGCAGAAGTTTTAAGTCCTGCTCCTTATTGGGCTAAGTCATTTAAGTTTTTTATAAAAGAAACTTCAAATGAATATTACAACTTAGCTATGGACCGTTGGTATAATGCTCAAGATGGTAACGTTTGGATTTCGTTTCCTTCATCTGAAAGAAACAAAGTAGATATTGATACGTTTTTAGAGCTTAAAAAAGGTCACGATGTAGATGACGCTGTAATAGATCCTGCTAGATACAAAATACTAGCTATAGAAAACGAAGCGCCTGAGTATATAAAAATAACTAGAAGGCCTAGAGGTAAAATACTTAATAACGCCACTGGAACACACACTAATGCGCAAAATGAATCTGCTAACTCTTTAATTGGTAGCATAATAGATTTTCCAACAGAAGGCGGTAATACTGTTTCTATACAACAATCTGTATTTGAGCAAGCTTTTGGAGCTACGGGAGACACAGGTCCATCAGCTCAAGAAATACTAGAAGCTGGGCCTGATGCTAGTATTAGATTTACTAACTTAATGGGTGAGCGAAGCAACTACTACAGAATTAGAAATATAAATCAAGATCCAGAAGATCAAGTAGGTTTTTATCAAATAACTATAGAAGGTCAGTTTAAAGAAGATGTTATAGACATAATGGGTGATCCTAGCGGCGATGGCGCTGCTTTTTGGGCTGGAGTAAAACCTTTTACTCAGCTAGAAATAGTTGTAAATGTAAAAGAAGACAGACCAGAGTTTGATGGTAGATTTTTTGTAAAAATATATAAAGACTTACTTTTAGAACAATATATATTAAACTCTAACGAAGACGATTTAATACCTGTTTTTTCAATGGGTGTTTCTTATTTGGCAACTTATAAATCAGCCAGCGGTGGTGGTTTAATTAGAGGCGGAGGATATGATTATGTAGCTGGTAGAAGTGAAACTACAGGTATTACAGACTTCCTTGAATCAACTGGTATGTTTAATACTGACAATACTTATTATCACCCTTGGGGTTATGATCCTAACAACGATGGAGTAGCTTACAAATGGGGAGATAATGCTTTAGTTGGTTCTGACGTGTACGGCCACGACTTTGCTTATACGCCTATACTATGGCAGCAAGCTGGAATAAGTAATGATTTTACTACCGGAGAGTTTAACAGTATATACATATCTGGTAATGGTACTGTTGAATACGATGAAACAAGTGAAGAAGACGATCCAGAAAACGAGACAGAAGCTCTTTCAAGTTTTCTTGGTCCACTTTTTCAAGTTTTTTCGCTAGGTAATATACCTGGTTTAATTCTCGCTCCAATTACATTACTTGCTAGCCAAAACCCTGGAATATTCTTTTGGAATGGTGGAGCATCAGGTGGTAAAGGAAGAGAGTGGTGGCATAAACATTTTCACGGTCCTTTTGGTGAATATCCTAGAGTTTTTATAGATGATGCTTGGGCTTCTGACTGGAACGTTATAGCAGATAGTTTACCAGATAGCTTAGAATATGGTGACAATGATAGTGTGTCTTCAAAAAATAAAAACGTTTGGAGCAACGGTCACAAAAGTAATGTTCAAGTTGGCTTTGTTGGTGACAACAGCCCTATACTTGGAGGACTTATTCAAGCGCTTGCCGGGGCTTTTGGCGTAGGTGAAAGAGAACATGACGACGCTAGTTGGGGAGCAAGTACTCAAGGCTCGCCTCTTAATATGCCTGCTTGGGCTTCAAACGGATCTCAAGGTATACGAGGTAACAGAATAGATATAAGTGTTACAAATTTAGGGCCTGGTTGGCCAGATAAAAATGATGGATACGAAGAGTCAAGTTCGATGAAGCTTTTTGGCGGTCCTGATGAACCTTCACCAGGAGCACACATGACAGTAAAAGAATTATTAAGAACTTTCTTTACGTACATGCAATCACCTGGTATTAAATTTAGATTTAGAAGTGATCCAGACAGAGAAGTTTACACTGTCAAAAGATCAGCTAGCCACTGGGGTATAACTAACTCAAGGCCTTACAAAGGTAATAATAGCTTTGGATTTAACACAGCTGACCAACGAGCTCAATACGCTACAAACAGAAGAAATAAATTTACAATAGAAGTTAATAAGCAGTTTGGTATGGGGCCTTCTGGTTGGCTACCTACGGCTAACATGGCTCACGATGGTAGCGAAGATACAGTTATACAAGTACTAGGCGCACCAACAGGTGATTTTGCAGACTTTAGCACGGATAATCCTGGTATATTTGAGACATATCCTAAAGAAGACATTGGCTTAGATATATACTATGAAATTAGTAGAGCTTATCCAGTGACTTTATCTTATGATAATGACGAGACTTTAGCACTAAAAAACTCTTTAATACTAGCTGTTAACGGAGTTGAAGGGGCTGTAAACTGTACTATAACTAAATTTAACTTTAACGATCATAACGCTACTGCTACTGTTTCTGCTACGCTTTCTAATAACGCACCGCCGCTTAATGGAGGCAGTGAAATTTTAATAGAAGATAACTACGGAGGTCAAGTAGAAATATCAACGAGTGGTAACATTTACAACTATCAAGGGGAACTTAGAATAGCTGTAGATCCAAGGATTAACAAAAGCAAGTTTATACTACCTTGGTTTAACTGTTATGCTTTTGGTAATGGCGTAGAATCTGATAGAATTAGAGACGATTTTAATCAGCCAACAATACAAAACGGTGTTAAAGCTTCTACTGTTCTAGCAGAGCAATATAAAGAAGAAAGAAGAGGATCAGGTTTAATATACTCTGGTATATACAACTCAAGGTCTGGTGTAAATAGATTAAATCAATTTATAGCTGGAGAAAAAATAACTAAAGACTTAAATCCTGATAATGGAACAATACAAAAGCTGTTTAGCAGGTATACAAACCTTTTAGCTTTTTGTGAAGATAAAGTGTTAAAAATATTATCTAACAAAGACGCATTATTTAATGCTGATGGTAATAGTAATGTAACTGCTACAGAAAGAGTGTTAGGCGCGGTAACTCCTTTTGAGGGTGAGTATGGTATATCTAAAAACCCTGAGTCTTTTGCTGCTGATAACTATAGATGTTACTTTGCAGACAAGCAAAGAGGCGCTGTACTTAGACTGTCTGGTAACGGCATAACAGCTATATCAGATTATGGTATGAAAGATTATTTTACAGATCTATTTAAAATTTATACTAGTGATGGCGCGACACTGTATGGTAGCTTTGATGGTAAAAAAGACGAGTATAATTTAAGTGTTACAGGTATTAATAGTACTGCTTCACTATTAGGGCCTCTTGCTAATAAAGGAGCTTATAAAGACACAAGCACTACAATAAGTTTTTGCGAACCTTCAAATGGTTGGGTAAGCTTTAAGTCTTTTATACCTGAAAGTGCTGTAGATATAAATAATGAATACTATACGTTTAATAACGGTAGTCTTTATATTCACCATAAAAATCCTAGTACAGCTTTATTTTACGGTAATCCTGTAAATACTAATACAGAGCCTTACGTAAGCGTAATTATCAACGATGCTCCTAGCTCTGACAAAGGTTTTCAAACCATAAAATACGAAGGTAGTCAAGCTAAGGTTGTTAGAGATTTAAACTTAAACGATCCTTATTATGCGTTTAGCAAAACAGGCTGGTATTTGGACGATGTAAAGACTGATCTTCAGCAAGGTAGCGCTTATTGGTTTAAGAAAAAAGAAAGTTTTTGGTTTAGCTATTTAAGAGGTGAAGAAACTACAGAGTCTAACGTAGACACTTGCGAGTTTTCAGTACAAGGTATAGGTAATCCTTTTTCAGTAGAGCACTCTAGCCCTGATGAAAGACCACCAAGGCCTATAAGAGTAACTGTTAGAGAAGCTGGCGGTGATATAGATGGAACTAATTGGGAAGTATAATATAATATGGCATTAGAAAATTGTAATGTAAGTCAAGTTCAAATTGAAGGAACTGAAGGTGAAACTCAACTATCAGGTTATGTTGATTTATTAATTCAACCTTTAAATGGTACTACTGTATCGGCTAGCGAGTTATTTGTTGGAGATGGCGTAGCTCAAGGCGGAAATATATATGTTGGTGGTAATGTTACAAACGGTGTAACACAAGTTCAATTTATAGATAATCCTGACGGTACTGTTACGGCTAGAGTTTCGTACGATACTTTTATCTTTGGTCAACTTAATAATGTAAACGAACTTAGAATAGACATTGATAGAGAAAGAAAGAAAGATCCACCACCACCACCTCCACCGCCACCTCCACCACCGCCACCTCCACCACCGCCTCAAGAAGACGTGATACATGCTAAAATTTGGGACGTGTTTGTTGTAGATGAAGATCACGAAGATATTATAGATGTAGAAGATGTTTATAGTAGCTATAATCCTGAAGTGTTTGATGATGGTTTTGTGATTAATAGAAATGTAACTACAGATTATCCGCAGTACAATCAAGTTTCTACTATACCAGGTTTAGCAGAACAATTAGATGAGGTTAACGCTGAAAATGATTACATGATTACTAAAAGACATCATGTAAACAAAGTTCCGTATAACGGTTTTAGTTGGAAAGATCCGCAGAGAAGAAATAGATTTTTAGAAAGAACTGTAAAAATAAGTCAACAAGGTTTAGAGCAAGACAGATATTTTGAAGATGCTTTTGCTGTTGGTGTTCCTTTTTTAAATAATCCTTATATTACTAATCCTAGCGCGTCTTATTACGGCGATGAGTATAGTGAACTTCCAATATGGGAAATATCAAAGCTATACCCTCCGTACAACATTGGAACAAACAATATGCAAAAGTTTGCTAACGTAAACTATGCTGTTGTAAACGAGCAAAGTAAAGTGTTTGACGATAGAGGAAATTTAATTGAGTTTAAAGTTGAATACTTTTTTATATCACCTAGGTTAGGCCAGCAAGTTTCACAGTACTTTACTAACGTTGGTCAATTTTACAATACTTATGCTTTAGCTCAAATCAATGGTGAAGAGTTTAATATAAACGACCAGATATACAGTACGCTAGTTGGAGCATCAGAAGAAGTACAACAAGCATTTCTTAACGGCACATATAGTGCGGATCATAACAACAATGAACCTATTATATTTCCTAACTGGTTTAGTACAAACTTTCTTCAAGTACCTTTAACTATTCCTGATGATTATGCTTTACATCCATTTCCAAATAACTTACAAAACCCTACAATTAATATGGGCGGCGGATTACTTTGTTTGCTTGCTTATAAGCTAGACGCTAAAAAAACAAAAAGCCCAGTACCTCACGGTAATGGAACTTTTACTATTGCTCTTACTAACGCTCCTAAAAAGGTTCGCGATGCTAGATGGAAGTTTGAAAAAGCTCATTACTTAGGCGGTTCTAACGATATTGTTATAAAGTCTGATTTAAGATCAGAGTTTGAAGTTGAAGTTATTGAAAACAATACTAAGTCGTATTACAACTTTGAAGAAAAAGTTTTTAAAAGTGAAAGAAGTTCTAAGGTTGTTGAGTCAACAGCGGCTGTAACTGAACTAGAAGTAATAATACCTTCTAGATCAAAAACTACAGAGACTTGCGCTACAGTTGCCGGACAAACATCTTTAACTTTAGCTACAGCTAACGACAATATAAAAGCTGGTATGCGTGTAATTGGAACTGGTATACCAAACAACACGGTTGTTAAAAAAGAGCGATTTATAGATGGTAGACTTTCTACCAATAATATAGAGATAAGTAAAGCCGCTACTGCTACTTCAGGAGCTGTTGCACTAGAGTTTGAGGGTGAAGATACTTATACTTTTAATATACGACCTCTTGCTAACAACGTGTCAAATACCACTGTAGAAGACAAAGCTATTAGTGATACTTTTGGCATATCAAACCTTGTTTCTGTTGGTATTAAATTTACTAGCACTAACTCGGCTTACACTTTGCCAGCTTCTACCACTTTATTAACAGCAATGCCAGGCGCTGAGTATAAAAAGTTTAGTAGTCAATACGTTAACTCAGACTTTTCTTTACTAACTAGTATAGCTAATAACTATAAAACATATACTATAGAAGCTGTTGTTACTGGAAAAACTGCTGTATCACTAGGCACAGCAACAGCTAATGTTAACAGGCTACAATCTGAAGATTATATTCAGTTAAGAGATAATCCTATATCAAGCGATCATAAGAAAAATTACAACGTAGATTTTACTAACAATATAAAGTCTGTAACTTACGACGCTGGAAATACTAAAGTAATAGTTACTGGAGAAATAATCATACACAAGATGCCTAACAAAAGCACAGACTTATTAATAGATTTAGATAACTTATTTACACTATCATAATATGCCTCCTCCATTTACACTAACATTAACATTTGCTATACCTATAAACGTTTCAGTTTCTGTAGGTGATACTGTTTATTTTGTAAACACAGCTAACCTAGGTAATAACGTTATAAACTCTAACAACTTAGACGAAATAGGAGAAATAACTTCTATAACTACTAATCAACAGATCATAAACAATGTTAATACAACAGTGACCACAATGCTAGTAACAACTAATTTGTTTAATGTTGAAGCGCCTACTAATAGTTCTTTTATATTTTTTAGTAAAAACAACCTAAATAATTTATCATCTATACTAGGGTATTATGGTGAGTTTAAATTTAAAAACGATTCACCAGAAGAAGGAGAATTGTTTAGTGTAACTGTAGATGCTTTTGAAAGTAGCAAATAAAGTGTAACTATACTATATAGTTAAATTTAATGAAATGAGTAATAAAATCGAAAAGCGTAAAGATAATCAAGTATCTACGCCTCGAGAAATAATATTAGAACTTCAGCAATATCTAGTAGATAGGGCCGATGGGGTAAATATTGTAAAGGGAAGAGTAACGGATTTGTTCCCGCTAAAGCATACATTTGCAGATAATATATATGTTAGGCAAATGTCAATGCAGCAAAACTCTTTTCTTGTTGGAGCAATACACAAACACGAACATGTTTGGTTTTTACTTACCGGCCACATAACGGTCGTTACAGAAGACACAGTTCAAGAATACATAGCTCCTTGTTATACAGTATCAAACCCAGGAAGTAAAAGAGTAATCTTTGCTAATGAAGATTCTATATTCGTAAACGTACATAAAAATCCTGACAACACAAAAAATATAGACGTTTTGGATAAACAAATAGTTTGCGATACATGGGAAGAATATAACGAATATATTAAAAATAAATAATATGTCATTTGCAGTAGTAGGAGCGGTAAGCGCAGGACTTAGTTTAGCTGGTGGTATATCTAACATAGTTGGAGGTGCTAAAGAAAAGAAAAAAGCTAAAGCAGAAGCAGCTGCAGCTCAAGCAGAATTAGACGCTCAAAAAAAAGCTTTAGAAAACTTAGACACTTCTAATCCTTACAAAAATATGGAAAACGTCTATGAAGATCTAACTGTTAATCAAGAAGAAGCTCAATTTATTAGAGAGCAACAAGAACAACAAAGAGCTAATATACTTCAAGATTTAAGAGGCGCAGCCGGTGGGTCTGGTATTGCAGCGCTAGCTCAAACACTAGCTAACCAAGGATCTCAAGACGCTAGAAAAGCAGCTATATCTATAGGCAAGCAAGAGCAGCAAAATCAAATGAAAGAAAGAGCTGAGGCTGGTAGACTTCAAGATAAGTTTAGAGAAGGTGAAATTAAGTCTAGAAAAATGCAAAGTGAAAAGATAGACGCTTTAATGGGTCTAGCTAGCGCAGACTTGCAAGCAGCTAAGAAAAGAGAAGCTGATGCTAAAAAACAAATGTCAGAAGGTATATCACAAAGTGTAGGAGCTGTAGCAGACTTTGCTATGCCGGGCGGTATAGGTAGTCAGCTAGGTTTAGGCGGAGGCGGAGGCGCTCCTGATTTAGGCAATTTAACAATGTCAGGAGGTTTTGAAGGCGGCTTACCTGAGGGTATGGCTTTTTCTTACGCTAACGAACAGTTTATGCCAGGTGGTGGCACAGGTTTATATACCGCAGATCCTAACGATCCTAACACTTTTTTCACAGGACCACCTACAATTACTGGAACTTTTTAAATAATAACGATGGCTATACTATCAAAAGGAACACTAAGTGCATATAGCGCGGCTCAACAGCAATCAACAGGCAACAATACTTTGCTAGGCGATATTGCTAGCGCTGTATCAGGAGAGCTTGAAGAAGTTAAAAAAGAACAAGAGCAAAAGTCAGAAGAAGAAAAAAAAGCTAGAGAAAAAAAATTAGCTGATCTTAAAAAAACTTCTGACGAAGTAGTACAAATAGGTGGTAGCTTAGGTAATAATGTTTTCGACGCTACATTTAGTGAAGTTGAAGGTTTAGAAGAAAGATATAATCAAGCTTTAATAGACGGAGATGAAAGAGAAGCTGCAAGAATTAGAGCAGAACTAAACAATATTAAGCTAAATATGAACACTCAAAAAGAGCAGAAGAATACTATAGCTAGTATTGTTAGCGACGATCTACTTAGCGATGCTGTTAATGATGATGATATAGATTTTTTAACAGCTTATAACTCTGGAAAAACTGAATATAGCAAAGACGCTGATGGTAATGTAACACATACGTTTAATGGTAGATCTTTAACTACAGAAGAAATAAATAATTTAGCTGTAATAAAACCTAAAGAGCAAGAAAACTTTTTAACAAAGCTATATTCTAATCAAGAAGTATTAGCATTAGAAGGTGGACAGTTTGATCAAGAAAAAGTTTCAAATTCTATAAGGCAACAAATAACTTCTAAAAATATACAACCACTACTTAAAGATAAAATGTTTGGTAACAAAACTTCTATATACGAAGAATTAAGCCAGCCTGGCGGCATGGGCGCTATTAGTATTAGAGATTTAAAAACTTTAGCTGGTGATGAAAACATTGATAAAGACGGTGATGGTGTATTAGACTCTGATATTAGCGAAGAGCTTAAAGCTAAGTTGTTAGACGGTTTAACAAATCCTAACAATGAAAACTATACACCTGAAGTAACACAAGAGTTTTTAGTAAATTACTTTACGCAACAAGCAAGTAAAAACTACAGTAAAGGCGCTTTTACGCCTGCTACAGGACAGTTTGGAGACCTTAGAACAAACTTAGGCGCAGATAGTTTAATTGATAATCTTATTGGATAATGCAGCAAGAGTATAAAGATAAGTTAAGAGAAGTCGTTAAGTCAATGGCTGAGCAAGGTTACGAGCAAAGCGAAATTGAAAGAATAATAAAGCGATATAACAAAAGATACAACGAGTACGATTTACCTGGACAGGTTAAACCTCAAAAACAAAAACCTGTTAGTACTGAAACAACTACCACGGACCCGGGAAAAGAGGATGCTCAGCAGCAAACTTCGGGGGATGCGGCTGCGGGGCAAGACAATACGGCATCCACTTCGGAAACTACTTCTTCGGAATCACAAGAAAATAATCAAGAGCCAGAAGTTAGCAAAGCTGAAGAGCTAGCAGGACTTACTGATAAAGACTTTATATCTCAAATAAAAGAGCTTAATCCATCATTAGGTGCAGCTGAGTTTACGACAACTGGATTTATTGCTGGCAATGCTGTTAGAGTTAGATTCCCAGAAGGAAATAGTATTACAATAAATTTAAAAGCTTTTTCAGATAAAGGCAATGAAGAAGCTCAAGCTCAAATACAGCAATTATTAGATTATGAAAACGAAAAAGCTGGAGCCTTAAACGTAGCTAACTTAGATAGAGATTTTAACATAGATGTTCCAGCTTTTAACGATGCTTATAAAGGAACTGGTTTTACTTTAAGTACAATACCAAAGATTGAGCAAGTTAAAGAGCTTTCAGACTTAACAAAACAAGAGAGGTTTGCCAATGATTTATATAAAGCTCAAGTAAGCGCTGGTTATGGTAGTGGTGAAATCATGGAAATACTGAACGATAATGGAGAGAGAGTTTGGGTTGGTAATGCTAATCGTTTAAATGACTGGTTAAACAATAATTTATCTGAAGATCAACTTAATGTTGTAAACTCTAATTTAACATCGTTTGCTTCTAGTGAGATAAATGAAAGAAATAAAATGATGGACGATAGACAAAAGAACGAAGAGTTCTCAAGAAAG